CGCATCCACCTGGGTAGCCAGGCCCTTGCCGCTGCGGCCGCGCATCTGCGGGTCGAGGAAAGGATTCTCGAAGGTGCCCATGATCGCGGTACCGCCCTCCAAGGTCGCGCGGTCGCCCACGCGATCAAGGATTCGGGCACTCATTACGGCCATGCGCTCGCGAAAGCTTGGCCGAGCCATTACTGCACGATCAGCACAGGGCCGAAGCCGTTGACCACATTGCCGGTCAGCTTGCCGAACGGCTTGGATTCTGCGGTCTCCGGCGGTACCAGTTGGCCGTCCAGCACGTTGACTTTGCTGCCAGCCAGCATGCCGGCGGCGGCAGGCACATCCCATTCGCCGCTGGTGTGGTAAGTGATCATCGCGCCCTTGGAACCGCTTTGCAGCGGAATCACAGCCAGATCACCAATCACCTGTGGGATACCAGCGACAGACCCGCCAGTCGGTGCCGGAAGGGTCACGGTCTTGCCGTTGCTCACATAGTTGGTACTCATGGTTTCTCATACTCCAGAAACAACAAACCCCGCAAGCGCGGGGTGTTATGGGTAACGCCGGGGCGATCAGTTCGCGCCGGTCGACTTGTTCAGGCCACGGGCATCGAGCGCCGAAACGCCGGCGTCGATTCGCACCTTGGTGGCCACGCCATCGCTGGTGAAGCCTTCCTGAGTCTCGAAATACGGCTGCTCGATGCCATCCAAGTAAGCCACTTCGATGGTGTCCGAGCCCTGCTTGGCCGCCATGTAGTAAGCGCTGGCAGATGCCGCGTCCAGGCGCGGCTCACCGATCACCTTGGCGAAACCGCGAATCGGGTTATCAATCCCGGCGTTGCTGTCAGTACCCGGTGCCGATGCCGAGTTGATAATTTGCTTGGCCTTGTCTTCCAGGGCCACCGGGGTAATCACATAGGCCGGCTGGATGTTCAGTGGACGAGCCTTGGCGCCCTTGGCCACGACAGCCTGCTGCAGGCGCATGGCGGTCTTGGCTGCGCTCAGGGCCTCCAGCGACAGCTTGGAACCAGCGCCGAACAGGTTGTTACGGGACGCATCGAACAGCGGTTTCCCGTCGCTCATCTTCGGGCTGTCGATCAGAAGGGCATACACCAGGTCACCGATGGTCGCCCGCGCCGCCTGCCCCATCAGGGCAGGAATGCGCGTCAGCGCGTCGAGGTCGTCGTTGATGATGGCCTGGCGGTTGATGCTGAAAATCTCGCCGTAGGTGGCCAGCTGAATGGTCTCCCCGGTATCGCCCAGGGTAATGTGCTTGTACTCCGCCCCCGGCTTCACCTCACGCAGCGACGAGAACTGACCCAGGCCTACACGGTTGGAAACCTTGAAGTCACCGAGACGGCCTTTCTTGGTCCACAGGTGGTAGGTTTCTTCCGCTTCCTCCCATCCTGTCAGCAGCGACTTGTAAGCGGCATCCATCAGGATGCGGCCAAAGTCGCTGGAGCTGTGGGTGAAGGCCATGCCGACCATGTTGACGATGTTCTGGCTCGACACGTTGATGCCGCGCCCATCCAGCGAAGCACGGGCCAGCTCGCGCAGGTTCATGTGGTTGTAGCGGTTGTCCGGCTGCAACTCACCGAGGCCGATACGAGCGTACAGCGAAGCGCGCACCGAGTCGCCCACCAGGTTGCCGTTGGAGACATGACCAGGGTGGACGAGCGAGCCGGTTGGGGTGGTCGCCTGGCCGATGGCGGCCAGCAGCTTGGCGTTGGCCTGCTCCACGGTGCAATTGGTGTCGTTCAGGCAGGTGTCGCGCAGCGCAGCATGCGCAGCGAACGGCGCAAACGCGGCGGTGATACTGGTACGGCGCGTGGCGTCGGCGGCCAGCACCCGCGCCTGGATTTGTTCGACGGTTTCGACAGGGTTTTGTGGCGGGGTGGCCGGTGGAGTCGCGGGAGGAACGACGGTGGTCGAACCCTGGGGAGCAAAGAACTGTTGGGCAGCAGTGGGCATGTTGATGAAATCCTTGTAACGGTTGGAAGTTATTTTGCCGAACGCCTCGACCGGCTCTAGCAGTACGTCGGCAAAGCCCAGGGCGACAGCCTGGGTGCCGGTCATCCAGGTTTCAGCGCTCAGCAGCCCGTCGATTTCCTCGGCGGTCTTGCCGGTCCTGTCGGTGTAGGCAGCAATCATGCTGGCCCCGAACATGTCCAGCTGGTCGGCATAGCTACGCATGGCCTCAGCGTTGCCGCCCTGAATACCCCAAGGCTTATGCACCATGATCATGGCGTTAGCCGGTATACGGCGCTCATCGCAAGCCATCAGCACCACACTACCCATGCTTGCCGCCAGCGCCACGACGGTGCCGACTACGCGGGCCTTGTGATGCTTGAGCAGGTTGTAGATGGCCATGCCCTCGAACACCGCGCCGCCAGGGCAATTGATACGCAGATTGATCTGTGACACGTCACCGAGGGCGCGCAGGTCGTTGGCGAACTGCTGCGCGGTAATCCCCTCGGCACCGATTTCCCCGAACAGGTCCAGCTCTACGCTGTCGACTTGAACGCCGGCGCGCATGCTGTACCAGCTACTCGCCGGATTGGTTACCGGCCCCGTCGACCCTTGTGGAGCCATCCACATCGGCGGGCTCGTTGTTGCCATCGGTTGGTTCATTTCCTTGCTTTACCCCGTAGGTCTGGTGGTAGTAATCCGAGCTGAAAACCAGCCCGGCCTCCCGGTTCTGCTGGATTTCCGCCGTGCGGGATGCCTTGAGTTCCGAGGGATTGCGTTGACGCGAGCGCGCCACCTCGGCCTCGTCGGCAAAGCCGGCTTTGACCAGAAGTTCCCACGCGGTCGCCTCATGCACTGGGTTGATCCAGGGCATGACAGGCCCCTGATAAAACGCGCCGTAGAGCGTCAGGGGGTTAACGTCTGGTGGCAGCTTGAGGTGGCCGCTCATGACCGCCATTCGCAGCCAGGCGCGGTACACCGGTCGGCACCAGTAGTCGATGAACTCGTGCTGTAGCAGGTCGTAACCCAGCTGGCCCTCGACCAGCTCCTGGCGTTGCGCCGAATAGGTGCCGTCGTAGCTGCGGGCCACGCTCGAATAGGTGCTGCGCGCACCGGCGGCAATGGCTTTAAGCTGACCGTTGCGGAAGCCCTCAAGGAACGGGTTCGGTCGGTTGCTCTCGACCGTGCCCACTTCCTCGCCAGGCAGCAGGTTGTCAAACACCATGCCGGGCGCGAAGTTGAACGACCGTTGCGCCGACTGCTGACCAACGCCGGGCAGCACAAAATCGTCTGGCGTGCCTTTCTTGATGTACATGACCAGGGCAGCACTTATCCGCGCGGCCACGCGCTCGCTTTCCTCGTAGTCCTTGATATCCGCCAGGCGGATCAGGACCGAATGCAACAGCGGCACGCCCCGGTTTTGCCCAATGCGCTTGCGGTGGGCAATGTGAATCATCTGCTCGGCAGGCACGCGCTTGGTGCTTTGCCCATAGTTCAAGGCCCCGAGATTGCCGGGGTGCTCCTTGAGCAAGTGGTAGGCCTTGACGCGGCGCCAGGCGTTGCGCTCCACGCCCTGGACAATGCCATTGCTGAAATCGTTGTAGCCAAGCGGCAAGTAGTCTGGCTCCAGCAGCTCCAGGGCAAAGGGCACGCTGGTCAGATGCTCATAGCCGGGCACGCTGCCCTGTAGCATCTGCGCCAAAGCTTCGCCGTCGCGCAACCAGGTGCGACACACCAGGCGCTCGACCTGCGGCCTGGTCAGTTCGCCGGACGCCTCGGGCTTGAGCGACCATTCCGCCCATGCCGCCTTGATCGCCTCGGCAAAGGCTGTATGCACCGTGCCGTCATAACGCAACGGAATAGGCTCAACAGCGATGCCTGGGCCTCCCACAACGCGCTCGTCCATCCGGTCAAAAAGACCCGTGACAAGGTCGTGGTTTTCTTCCAAGGCGCGAACTTGCTCGCGGATGGACTGCAAGGCCGGCTGCAGGGCCGCATCAGCGCTGCGCGTCTCGCGTATCGCCTTGTGGGTTCGTGAGGGTTTGGCGGCCTCGTAGGCCATGATCACGCTACGGGCGTGCATGCGCTCCAGGGCCGCCTTTGGCGCCCAAGGCGCAATGGCCCGGTCCAGCAGCTCCCCGATCATCCGAACACCGCCAGGGAATGCCCCGAACGGCCCCGGCGGGCCTCGGCCGATGCCCGGCGCTCCCACTCCAGGCGGCCGGCGCGAATCTGCGGGAGTTCCGCCATCGTCATGCGTCGACCGTTGATCTGTACGTCTTTACCACCCTCCAGCAGGTCGCGCTCGGCCTGCAGGTAGATATCGACCATGTCCTGCGCAGTTGTTACAGCCATCCGCTGCCTCCTGTATTGATCCAATCGCCGCCGGCGGGTTGGGGTTCCGGCTCAGGCACAGGCGCCGCCGCCGGCGCCGGCAACTCAGCCGGTGACGTTTGCGCCTCCAGCTGGGGCGCGTCGTCTTCGTCGTCTTCCACTTCCCACACCCCGGTGTCGGGGTTCTGGCTGGCCAACAGGTCGAGGTCCAAACCGAACCGCTGCTGGCTGATACGCAGCGCGGCCAGGGCATATACGGCGCAGTCGAGCGCTTCGTTACGGCGCCCGCCGGCGTCCCAGCGCATGACGCGCCGGCCCTTGATCACCGCCCATTTCTTGCGCTCGCTGGTCAGCTGTTGCAGCTCGTTCTCGTCACACACCAGCTCGTCGGCGGGCAAATGGATACAGCCAGGCACCGGCCGAGGCCCGTCCGGCTGTAGCTTCAAGCGGCTGTAAATCAGTTCTTTGGCGTTGTCGGTGCCGACCTCGGTCAGGTAGACCTTGCTGCGCTTGTCTTTCTTGCGCGGGAAGTTGGCAATAGGCTTGCCGTAGGTGCTGGCACCGAAAATCGGGATCACCCATTGCACGCCGTGCTTGCGGCTTTCGGCGCGCACCTCGTCAGAGTAGTGGCCGCCCGAGTCCCAACACCAGCGCTCCACGCGCATGACCGTGCCGTCAGCGCGCTTGAAATGACGGTGAATCTCACGCCCCACTTTGCGCCGCAGCTCAATGCTGGCCGGGTCGCCAGTGAGAATAAACCGGTGCACCAACCACGCTTCCTCGCCCGGGCCGTAAGCCCAAACTCGGCCCTCGTAGCGGTCGTCTTGGGTGTCGATCCCACCGAACAAGGCCACCGCCCTGGCGGGCACTTCGCCAAACACCTCGCGGCGGTCGCGCAGCTGCTCCCAGTCGAGTTTTTCGCCCTGGTCTTCCTCCCACACCTCCCCGAGGGTGGTGTTGACGAAGGTTTTCAGCTTGCCCCGGTCCTTGCCGACCTTCACAAAGTCGGTGGCGATATCCACCCAAGTGGTGAAAGTTGAATAGCCCGTCCACACGCTGAACGTCACCGAGCGCGGCGTTACGGTCGGCTCCCCCGAGGCGTCAAACCACTCCATGCTGTCACGGGTCCAGATACCCGAACGCTCGCACACCCAGCGGCCAGACTCGGCGGCCGCCGCGACCATTTCGTGATATTCGAACGTGCCACCCTGGCAGTGCGGGCACAGATACCATGCCGCCTCGACTTCTTGGCGGTCATTGAGTCGCCACTTGATACCCGACGGCTCGTCCTTGCCACCCCACTGCAATACAATCTCGGTGCCGCAGCAAGGCGCCTTGATGTTGAAACGGAGGTCGTGGGGCGACTCGATGGCGGCGCGGGTAATCTGGCATTTCTCGGCCTCGGTCGGCGTCGAACCGCGTATCGATTTCTTGAAGGTCGCCCCCTCCAGGCGCTTGTCGCCCAGGAAGGTCGGGGCGCCCTCGCCTTCGATATCCTCGTCAAACTTCGACAGCTCGTCGTAAATGACGGTGTCCGGGCTTTTCTCCCGGTAGTTGCGGGCCGCCTTGCCACCCAGGCACCACAGCATTTTGCGGTTGGCAAAACACTTGGCCTCCAAGGTGTTGTCGCGGTGCTTCATGCCGTACCAGGGCGCCAGGTCAAGCACCACCGGCACATCACGGATCATGCCTTCAATGTGCCGCTTCATGACGCCCTCGGCGTCACCCTCGGTCGGGCAGTACATCAGCACATTGCGCTTTTTGTGCTGCACCAGGTAGCCGATGAATGCCATCAGCATCTTGGTGTAGCCAAGGCGCGCCGACTTCACGAAGTTGACTTCGCGGATCAGGTCGTTACCCATCGCGTTGAGAATGGCCACCTGAAACGGCGCCGTCGTCCAGCGCCCTTCCTGGTAGGAAGACTCTGACGACAGATAGAAATGTTTGTCCGCCCATTCGACAACGGTCATCGGCGGCTCTTTGAACAACGCCGACAGGCCTACGCGAACCGCGTTAGCCAGATTCGTCATCCATGGCTGAAAGGAACTCATCAAGAATCTCCGGTAATCGTTGGTCGAGGCTTGCCGCTTCGTTACGCGTAACGGCCACCTCGCGCTGTACCGCTTCCAGATGGCGCGGCTCGATATCGGGGTGCTTGCGCTTGACCTTGGTGTGCACGGTGTCGAGGGTGGACCCGATCAAGTTGACCAGGCGACTGATGGCAAACGTCATGAATTCGGCAGGCACCAGGTTGCGGCGCTTGACCTCGTTTCGCATCGCCTGGGCGTCGGCCTGCTCCCTGGTCAGGCGCAAACGCTCCTGCAGCAGCTTCGCCTCGGCCAGGGGGTCGATATCGTCGCCGCCAAGTTGTTGTTTCCCGCTTTGGTGCTGCAGGCGGTTATCCACCACCGAACGAACGTCGTAAAACGACTCGCGGCCGATCTTGGCGACCGGCTCGACGCCCCATTTGTCAAAGGCTTGAACCGAAATCCCGAGGCTTTCGGCCATGCGTTTTTTGTTCAGCCAGAACGGCTGTCGGGTAATCGTTGGATTTGTCATGGACTAAACAACAACCAACCTCCGAATTTGGGTCATACATAGCGAAAAGGCGGGGCCCGAATTACCCCCTAGCCCCGGCAGGCCCGGGAGGACCCATCGACCGGGGGGCGGGTCGGTCAGAGACGGGCGGCGGCCGCCCCTAGGGGGGGTGGCGGACCTCACTTCGCGGTCAGGATCGCCTCGCGCAGCGCGCTGGCCAGCTCGGCCTGCCCGTGCGCCTTGGCGATGTTCTCGGCGATCTTGAAGAACGGGAAAATAACCCGGTACTGCGGCGCGCCGTCGGTGTAGAGGAACACCGGCGCGACCTGCTTACGCGCCTTGCGCTCCCATACCCCCGTGTCGTCGCCGACTGTGCCGACAAAGTAGCGCTCGGCATTGCCCTTGCGTTTACTGCGCTTGCTGCCCGTGGCGTTGGCCTGATAGCCCCGACCACCCTCAGCAGCACCTAGGCCCGACAGGATGCGAGTCATCACGCCGCGCGAAACATTACCGTATTGGTTCAACAGGTCAGTGTTAGGCACCGCGTACTGCTTGGCCTTCATCAGGCCTTGGGCAATCAGCGACCTCTCGAAACGCTTATGCGGCCGCTGGCCGCCCTGCACCGCCTGCTGCAGGTAGGTGTCGGCGGGTATGCCCGTGGTCCATTGATCTTTGAACCAGACCATGGCGCCGCGACTCTTGGTCGCCGGCCGTGCAAACAGGCTGCGCATGGTGGTTGGGGTCGGTCGATCCAGGCGCTTCGTCATCACCTGAGTGATACCCGGCTTAATGCGCTTGGTGGCTAGGCGCGTCTGCGCAAGCAACAGGGCAAAAGGGATTTGCTTTCGCTGAATGTCCGAGATTTCTTGAGCCAGGGGCGCGCTGTCAGCATCAATCTTGATGTTTATCATCGGCTTCACCACCGGCGTGGTAGCTGTCTGGCGGCCCATTTAATGGATCAAAGCAAGCCATGAGCACACCATCATCGCTGAAGTAAAGATTGATCAACCGTTCCGGGTTTTCTGGGCTACCATCGCCACGCATCGCGCTGACCCATATCAGCGATACCCGTTTAGCTTCTGGAGGAAGATGACGTTCAATGGACATGGAAAATACTCAACGTTTGCGTGAAATACTGAAAAAGCTGGACGACACTTTCCGACGCTACAACCTGCCCGGAAAAGACCTCAAAGCCCTTCGCGCTGTACAGCAAATCTGCATTGATCTTAAAGGCGAGGATGGCTACATCTCAGAGAAGGCAGGCCGAATAGCTCTAGTCGCGGGGATTTACTACAGCTCTGGATACCTAAAGCACCCTTGCGGCGAAAGCGCATTAATGTCAGAGATGAGCTTTCAGCTACCAAATGCAATCCGAAGCCAGATTAGCCACCTTGAACGATTGCAAAGAGAAGCTAGCGATTAAAGTGTGGAATCAGGAGTCATTCTGGCTAAGAACACCGGCTCTCTTGGCCAGAAACTGGGTATAGAGCCCACCTGCCACATCTGCCCCGATCACAGCAATTACGATACCCAAGCCAGCTGCAAGGTAGAGATTGGTCCAAAGGGCCATCGCAAGTAGAAGGGTCGCCATGCCCAATAATCCCGAGGCGAGAAATCGCAGCGCAACCCTTTGCAAAATCTGACGCAGACTGAGATCAGCCCCTGATGCGCGCAGCATTTCCCCAGACAGCCCGGCCATGCTCAGCAGCACCAACAGCCACAGGGGCACATCAGCGAGCGCCTGATGCTCGTTGTTCATCTGCATTCCTCAATTAGGTCGGCTCCTACGTCTCTGGCATCCGCTGGGAGCGAGGAGCAGGCGTAGGGCCGAAAACGAAAAAGCCCTGCACGATGGCAAGGCTATAAATGGGCACAAAAAACCCGGCTCAGGGGCCGGGCTCTTGAAAGCGTCGCGCTGCGTTCACAGCAACACACGCTGATATAAAACCACACTCATTCCGCGCGGAAAAGCTATTTTTTGTCCTCCTGTTGAGCATCACCTTGCCACTTAGGCTTTTCAGAGCGGCGTCCAAACTCCATGGAATGGAGGATCATTCTTGAATCGTTCACCAGTAGCGACTGTGACGTGAGGACCGGTGATATATCTGCAAAATCAGAAATCATCTGCTCCTGGGACTCAGTGCTTGCAAGGACCGCCTCATAGCCAAACCGGCAGGTCTGGGCGTTCACTCCCTTCACCCATTCATCACTAGGAGCATCCGCATGTATCAATCCTTTGCTGATAAAAATATCCCTGTACTCTGTGGCACCGATGAGTACAAGTCTTGGGCTTACAGGAAACTGCACGACAACCGGACCGTTCGGTATGATGCCGTAAGGTTTTTGCTCAGCGAACGGCAATGAAGGATCAAACCAAGCCACTGGATTATCACTGGAAAGGAAAGGCGTTTCTGAATTATTGTGAAAGACCACCCAGCCGAGACTATCGATAAGGGGGCCCATGGCTTGGATAATTACGACCATCGCATGAATGCTTTGGTGTGGATCGATAGCGACCTCTAAATCTTCCAATAAATTAGGATACTCCGTAGGCAGCGGCGGTAGGTGTCCGTCCTGATACATCTGTTTGGCAACATTCTTAACAGTAGCAGCCAATGTCCGTTCTACGGCATCTCGACAAGCTGGAACGCGGGCACGTTGCAGCGCCATGAAGCTGAAAAGGGTCTCAAGGTCGTCGTTAATGTCTACTCGCGCCTCAAGTTTCTTGACTAATGGTTGCCAAGCGCTCTCATACTCCGAGAAAAAGTCTTCGAGTGTGTTGTTATCTCTCCCACCGTCCGGTTTGGGCTGAGAGTAGTAGTATCTTTGGAATTGGGTAGCGTTTGGCACTAACGGTAAAGGCGTACCATCACCATCTTTTCGATATACAAGAATGCGTCCGGCAGGATTACAGAATGATTCTAAGTAAGTCTGCGGAACAAAGTGATGTCGTTTCTTTTGCTTCATTTACACCCCCCGGCGAATTGCGTTTGAGAACGCAGGTTAAGCAGCGGTACGCATCCCCTCAACCGCACAGTCGATCCATGCAACCCCAGCACGTACAAGCTCTCTTGCTTTACCCTCACTCAGGCCATAATGCTTCCCGACACGCACCATTGGCCATTTGGCACCAAAATAGAGCCAAACCATCTCTCCCATTTGTTGATCACGAACAGAGAGCCGAGCTACAGCATTGTCAATAGCAACCGCCCAATCGTCAGTAATGCAATAGTTTTTACTCGAACATGGCTGAGGTCCCGCCAGTTGCATCAGAGCAAAGCTTGGCGAAGTGTAGATCGGTACGCCCGCCCCATCCATTCGCCACCAGCCCCATTGCTCCAGCAGATACTCGGTATCCCCCAACGGCCGGCCTGCTGGCTTTCGAATCATCATTGCCTCAATCCCCTGTGTAGTTTGTACCGCCCGCCCCCAGGCGATTTGGTGCTTGGTGTTGTTGCTCTGGGCCATCTGTCCTGCATGGGCTTTTCAGCATGTGAATTTCTCTTTCCGCAGTCTGGAGCTTGAAACTCAACTGCGTGACAAGCTCCTCCAGCGGAAGCACCAACCTAGAGCCTGCAACAACCCAACCTGAGCCATTGCAGTCGGTGCACACCAACTCATAAAACACTCCCTTTACGACCGCCCTGCCCTTGCAAACTGGACAATGCACCAGGTCAAGGCGGGGCCTCTTAAAGCCATCCTGTAGGCCCTTTTTCACGTTCTGCATTCTCCCCTGTAACAAATTCGTGGATTGGGCTGCGCGCCTTGCGTGGCTTGGGCTGCGGCCCGTTGTGAGAAATTGCGGATTGCACGCCCGTCAACCCGTGAATGGCGGCAAAGCCGATGCCGTCTAACCAGGCGTGCCACTGCTCGAGCGCTTCGCGACGAAGACCGTTGCCCTTCGATTTGATGTAGGTATCCGCAACCTTGCCCAGCGAGTGGTTGAGCAGCATTTCACCGATAAACCCATCCACCCCCATGTCCAGCCAGGCGGTACGGGCCACCTTGCGCAGGTCATGGCTGGACCATTCACTTGAAGCCAGTCGACGGAATACTGCCGAGGCCTGACTGGGGCTCAGCGGCTGCCCCTTCCGGCCTGGGAACAGGTATTTGCCGCTGTAGCCGTTTTCTACTTGCACGGCGCGGTACCTTTGCAACAAAGCGCACACCTGCGGCGTCAGCGGCAGCCGGTGCTCGGTGCGGGTCTTGGTGTGCTTGGCAGGAATGAACCACTCTGCATGACCCAGTGCGAAATCAGCCCATTCGGCCCGCCGCGTTTCGCCCAAGCGGGTGCCGTGGCAAATCATGAGCAATGGCAGCATCGCGTCTGCAGGTGACCGCCCGAACAGCCCACCGAGGACGGGAATCACCTCCTCCAGGTGGTCAGCTCGCAGCCTGCCATCCTTCGGCACAATCTTGGTCTTGATGAACTGGTTGAACTTCAATTCGGCCATGGGGTTGCTGCCGATCAGGCCGAGCTCACGCGCTTTGCCTACGGCCAGGCTCAACACGCGGTAGATCTGCCGGACATAGGAGGTCGAGCATTCGGCCTGGGCAGGCCACATCAAGCGCTTATCCAGCGTTGCGGCTGTCAGCGTAGCAATCGGCAACTCGCCAATGCGCGGTTGCAGGTGTCGCTCGATGACTGTCCTCACGGTACGCTTCCATGAATCCGACACGCTGGCATCACCGCTCACCCGCTCTTTGAACCAGCCCAACAAATCGTTAAAGGTCACCAGTCCAGCCAACGCGATCACGTCATCGGGCTGGGTGAGTAGGCGCTGCCGCAGAGTGGGCAGCTCAGCCAGAATCGCGGCCGAGCTGTACTCCGGAAAGCGAGCGAGTCGGTTCCACTTCCGGCGCACCACCAGGAACCAGGTGCCACCCTGGCGGCTCTGGTCGAAGCGAAACCGAAGCCCCGGGTGCCTTGGGTCGCGCAGATCACGCACCCCGGCCTGGGCAGCCTGTCGACGAATTTCGGCATCCGATAATTTCACTGCGGCGGTCGCGCTCATACCGACCCCTGCCCCATTTTTAGCCATTGCCGCACAGTCAAAATTCCTCCTTGCCGCGGTGCGACTCCCACTCGAACGGCACCACCACCCCGCCGCCCTCGCGCAGGCGGTCATAGCATCGCTCGCCCATGGCGTGGCGCAGCTGGCTGGCCTCCAGGTTGGAAATCACCACCGTGGGGCGCATCTGCTCGTAGCGCCCGTTGATAATCGAGAACAGGGTGGTCAGCTCGAATTCGCTCGGCTGCTCCTTGCTCACCCCGACCTCGTCCAGCACCAACAGCGAAGGTTCGATCAGGCTGGACAGGATCTCGGCTTCGGTCTGTTCGCTGTGACGGTCGTACGTGGCGCGGATGGATTGCAGGACGGCGCCCACCGTCCGGTATACGGCCGTTGCCGAGGTGTTGCGCATCAGCTCGTTGGCCATCCCTGCGCCCAGGTGAGTCTTGCCGGTACCGACCTTGCCCAGCAGCATCAGGCAGCGGCCAGTGCGCTCGATCTCCGAGAAAGCCGCCACGTAGCGAGTGCAGTAGGCCAAGGCCTTGCGCTGCCCTTCGTGCTCAACGCGGTAGTTGGCCAGGGTGCGGTCAGCAAAGCGTTTTGGGATCAGCGCCGAACCCAGCTTGCGGGTCATGGCCTCACGCTTCAAGCGGGTGTCCTCCGCCAGCTGCTTGGCTTCGCGCTCGGCAACGGCCGCTTTCTCGCACACAGGGCAGCGCCCGACGATTTCGCGCCCCATCAGCATGGTTACACGCTGCTCAAAGTCGCCGTGATGCTCGCAGTGCGCGGGCTGGACGCGGAAACCCGCGGCGTTTCGCACCTCGGACATGGTGATCACCGATTCAGATCGCATAGGTGCCGTCCTCTCGCGCGGCCAGGCCGGCGGTGTAGTCGCGGTCGTCGAAGCCGTGGTGACGGCTGTGCGGTTTGGCCTGGGCAGGCAACTGCGCACTGATGCGCTTGGTAACCCACTCCACTTCGAAGCCGCGCCAGCCGTTCTCGACGGCGACTTCCAGGGCTTGGGAGGGCTGGATGCCGAACGCCTTGCACTGCTCCAGCTTGTGGTTGAGGCCTGCCCAAATGCGGGCCGTTACCGGGGCCTTGGCGGCCTTGCGAACAGTCAGATAGTCAGCGATCAGCGATTCATCCAGCCCGTGAGGGTTGTCAGCCAGCATGGCGGCCTTCCCAAACGGTGCTTTGCGGTCAGCTTTGGCCGGAGCCGGCTGCTCATCGCTGGGGGGGCATGTATTTTCTTCCGAAGGAAGAAATACATAGGGGGTTAGATTCTTAGAATAAAGAAGGGAGTCGGCGGTTTTGGTCTGTTTCGACTCATCGCCGATTCGGACCACTTCAGCCGAGTCGGCTGTTTTGGTCTGTTTCGGATCAATGACGTAGACCCAGTCTTTCGGGTCATTCACGCCGATGTCACCCCGTGCACCGCCCTCGCGGAACAGAACCCGACGACGCAGCAGACTAGAAACCGCCTTGGATACGGTGTCAGGGTGGGCATGGATGGCTTTCGCGATGTCGGAAGCCGGGATGCGCTGAGAGCCCGCCCCGAAGTTGATGGTGGCCTTGGCCACGTACAGCACAATCTTCATCTCCCGGGCCGGGAGATCGATAGCCAGCAGGCCATCCATGAGCTGGTTGTCCATCCGGGTAAACCCCCTGGACTTGTCAAGTGGGACGATGTTTGTCATGCTTAAACCCGTTGAAATGCTGTAGAGAAAGCCGCCCTGCCAGGCGGTTTTTTTTCGTCCGCGATTCCGGTACTGGATGGATTCGCAGGTGTTTCGGTCATCTACTGGCGAAAAGCCCTCAGATGCATAATGCTCATCACGAAGCCGCCTTATCTTCTGCCGGATAGAGATCCGGCCTCAGTTGATGGCGGGTAACCTGACCACCAACCGCCTTCTCAAACGGAATCACTAGATCTGCCGGCACCTTCTGGTTCCGGTGAACGCACTGCCAAATACGCGGCTGGCTGGTGTTGCATCTTCGGGCGAGCTCTGCTTGGCCTCCGGCCAACCGCACGACCTCGTCAATTGGTCTTTCTGTGTTCGGCATGTCTGCGTGCCTCAATGGATCGTGCACCCGATGATAACTCAGGTTATAGATAAGGCAAACACATGTTATTTGAAGGCTAATAACGTGTGTTTTACCCTTGCAGGCATGAACAAACCTTCCGAAATGCTCAAAGACCGAATCCTTGAACGTCGCACGGCGCTTGGCCTAAGTCAGGCCCAGCTGGCGGAGAAAGCCGGGGTAAGCCAGGTCACGATCCAGCACCTCGAAAGTGGTCGAAACTCGACTTCCAAAAAGCTGCTTGAAATAGCGAGGGCTCTTGGAGTGACTGCCGAATGGCTGGCGTCCGGACAAGGGGCGCAGCGAGAGCCGAGCAATGTCAGGCCGCTGAAAGAGCAGCCCGAATCATTCAGGTATCCGGTGATTAGCTGGGTCGCAGCGGGAGCTTGGGCGGAAGCGGTCGAGCCATTCCCACCCGGGTTTTCTGACCGCTACGAAATGTCTGATTACGACTCCAAAGGGGCAGCGTTTTGGCTGGAGGTCAAAGGAGACTCGATGACTTCACCGGTCGGCACAAGCATCCCTGAGGGGATGCTCATCCTGGTCGACACCGAAGCTGAGGCCGCTCCTGGAAAGCTTGTCGTTGCTAAGCTGGCCGATAGCAATGAAGCGACGTTCAAAAAACTTGTGGAAGACGGCGGGCGGAGGTTCTTGAAGCCACTCAATCCAGCATATCCTATGGAGATGTGCATGGAGGGCTGCAGAATCGTGGGTGTCGTGGTACGCGCTACCATCAAGCTCTGACGATACTTGGCACAAATAGCCCGGCGGAATGCTGGGCTTTTTTTTGCCCGAAGAATGCAAGCTAAAAGAAATTAGCTCTCGGCTATTGAAAATTCCTACAGCAAAGGATAACTGTATGCACATACAGTACTAGGAATTTCATGCCCATGCCCTACCCCGCGTTTTCGCATTCCCCATCGTTGTCCTACGAACGACTCGGATACCGTATCCAGCAAGCAATCGCGTCACCCCACGTACAGAAAAGGCAGTTTGTTGAGGTCAAGCCGAGCGCGGATGAATCCCCTGCCGACTGGCAGCGATTGCTCGCCGACCTGGAAGAGACTTCAGGTATCACGATCGACACCTTGGACTCAGGCCTCATCAGGATTGGATGGAGAGGATTTACTGAAGCATGAACAAGCGCCCGCATACCGCGGGCTTTTTTTTGGCCGAATTTATAACTTGGGTTATTGACACGGAAAAAACCTGAGTTATGATTCGATCCATAACACAGGTTATAGTCAGCTACGACAGCCACCGCTCTTTACAAAACTCGACACCCGTCACCCTCAGCGGCACATGAGGGCAGCAGCTGCCTCATGCAGTGCGCTGGGTTCAGGTAACCAAGTGGCGCGCATGCCAATGCGGGGAAGCGCGTAGCCCAGAGAACGATGGGCGCCTGGATCACTTCGATTTCACTGGCTGGCCTTGGCGACAGGGCCAGACGGGAAATCAACCC